AATCACAACACACATCACCAATATTTTTTCCAAGCGGTGATGGATTATTAAAAGTTGGTTGTCCTTTAGAAATATCTTTCGTATCACGAGTCATTAAAACTCTACATAAACAACATTTTATTTCCATTATACTTTAAAATCAGAAAACTTATCATAAGCAGTTTTCTCTTCTTTTGTTTCCTTTTGATTAGAGTCAACTATGTTTTGTGCTTGTTGCCCTACATCATACAATCTCATTTTTGCCCTATCAACACCTATGATAAATGACCGATTGATTGCTAGGTCATTATATCTATTCTTTAATTGTTTAACCTTTAACTGTCCTAATGCTTCTAAATCGTCATTGGATATTATTGCAAACATAAAGTCTGCTGTTGCAGGTAAACCAAAACTTTCTGCTGTATCTTCTAGTCCTATGTCTGTACTAACAAATCCAGTTCTTGTTGTTTGTGTAGCAGAAAACATAGGTACATTAAATTCTACTGCAAGTCCTCTTAATTCTTCAGCGATGGCCTTGATATAGAAATAAGAACCTATATTACCACCTTTAAATCTACTTGACGCACATATATTTAAATAATCTATGAATACTACATCTGGTTTAAAACTTTTCTTTAATGCAAGTTCATTAAACAATGCTCTAAAGTGTCCACTATGAGCAGACGCTGTTGGATATTCTTTAATAATTAATGTCCCACCAGTTTTCTTTCGTAATTTTTCCATTTTATTTTCATATAAATCTTTTGGCATTGTATGAAGGTCATCTATGGTTACATCTAAAAGATTTGCGTCTATTCTTTCTGCAATTCTTTCCTCCGCCATTTCTAAAGTTATGTATAGAACATTTAAACCTTGTGTTAAATATGCACTTGCACAATGACACATAAACAAAGATTTACCAACACCTGTTCCTGCCAATGCAATGTTCAAAGTCTTACTAGGAACACCACCTTTGGTAATTCTATTCATATAATCTAAATCAAATTGATATTTTGTTTCTTTTGTATGATACCATTTAAATCTCTCTTCAGCGTCACCTATATAATCGTGCCCTATATGTTGGTCAAATGATACTGCTAATGCGTCTGCTAATATACCAGGGATGGATTCTGGAGTTCTCTTACTATCTTTCTTATCTAAAATTCTAATACCACTTAATACAGCATTATGTACTGCTCTATCTTTACAAAACTTTTCAGTTGTATCTAACAACCATTGTGGATCGGAATCTAATTTAGATATAGAATTAATAGTTTCTTTTAATGTATTATGTTCGTCTTCATTAATATCTTTTCTTTGAGATAATTCAATGATGATTGCTTCTTTCGTTGGAAGATTATTATATTTTTGAACAAACTTAACTATTTCTGAAAATAAAATCTTTTCAGTTCTTAATGGAAAATAATCTTCTTTTAAAAATGGTAATACTTTTCTAGTATAATCTTCTTGAAAGAAAAGATTATTTAAAATTGTAGTTTCTATTCTTTCGTTCATTATAATATACTCTTATCTGTACTATGTTGTTCTCTTATTGTACCACCCATTGGTATTATATGGTTTGCTTTTTTATTAAACTTTCTACCAATATAACACGAAGTAGTTTCAGAGTCAACGTGTATTGGTTTAAATCCGTGAAAGTGGATTGGTATTAAATCTGTTTTATCTAATTCTTCTTTACAGCTTTTATGCCAATCGCTATTATCAAATATAATCATACCATTATCTTTAATTTTTTCCAATGCAGGTTTAATACAATCAAATCTAACTTGACCATCAATCACTATAACATCAAATTTAAAATCATAATCATATATTGTTTTTATATATTTTTTAAGGTCAGGTTCATATTTAACTTTATTTTTAAAACCTGATTTTTTAATTCTATCATACCATTCTTTATTATCTTCAACACCATAGTAATCTGCTTTTTTATTCTGCCACCATATTGTACTATAACCTGTACCAAATTCATATACTTTACTATCAGTCCAATCAATACTATCTAACCACTCATAACAAGGGTAAGTGTACATAGGCATAATTTGATTTTTATTATTAACTGGAACATCACTCCTAGAAGATTCTAAAAATCCATATTCATTTCTTAACTTATTTGTTATAAAAGTTAAGTGTAATTCTTCAATTGGTAATTTTGTACCACTTATATTAACTGCTTTACTCATTTAACTCCTGAGCATAATGCCCATAAGAACCTAAAATATATTTTGGATTATTTGTAACCTTTTCTGCATAATGAGGATAACACCAATTAGGTGGAAACATTAATAGTCTACCTTCTTTAGGTTCAACGCATATATCATATGTAGGAAAACAAGTACGACCGTCTTTGTTATTACTTAAATAAATAAAAAAAACTAAAAATCTTGTAGAAGTACCTGCTGTTGTATTATCAGCGTGTGTATCAAATCTATCTACATCATTTGGTTCATATTTTTTAAATCTACAATGTTCCATCCTATAAGTTTTTGGCCACACATAATCACTTATCTTACAATCTTGTTGATATATTTTAACATAAGGTCTTAATATTTTACCTATACCTGCGTCATATTTAGGAATTAAACTTAAATTTAGTTCTCTAAATTGTCTCCACTTCGTAGACTCTAAATGACCATGCTTAATATTATTTTCAAAAAATGTAATTAAACTTTTACATTGTTCTGGTTCTATAACATTGTCATAGACTCTAATATAATTGCTATCTTTATTCTTTACTGTTGATAATTGAGAGTTTTCCATCCTTCAATTGTTCCTCCATAACCTCAACTAATATATCTCCAATTTTATTTCTAAAATTTTCACTTTTTGTATCTACGTTTTTGAGATTTTTCATAACTTCATAATTAAAACGCAAAGGCATTTTACCATCTGCTGTTTCTTCACTTGCGAATTGTACTTTTCCATACTTATAAATTACATCTTTATATACACCTTCTGTAATTTTAATACAGGAAAAATCATCACCTTCTCTTTGAGCAAAGGTGTAACCTTTACTCTTCGTCTGATCCGTATGTGAATTTTTTGTTTGCGAATTCATCTATTTGTTTTAATACTTCCTTTGTAAAATACTTATCTGGATTATCATTAATTTGTTTACCAAATACTTTAGAACCATCTGGCATTTCAAATCTAGTTGATACTTTCTTAAAGATACCTGCCTCTTCTCCTAGTTCTAATAGTCCATAATGCTTATCCAAACCGTGTTTATAAGTTAACTTAACATCCACTTTAGCATTTTCTTTAGTAATTCTTGATTTATATATTTTACAATGAATAATATTTCCAATAACCTCGGTACCCAATTTCTCTTTTCGTTTACCAAGATAGATGATTGTTGAAGCAGCATATTTCAATCCTGAACCGCCACCCATTTCTTTTTGTGGGAACATAGAACCAATCACATCATAAGTATGGTTGGTCATTAACAAAGGAACACCTGCTTGTCCTAGTTTAAGTGTTAAAACTCTAAATGTAGATTTGACAATTTGTGACCTTGTCATATCTCTTGTTTCTTTACCTTCTGCTGTGTCTGTCATTTCTTTTGTAGTAGATAGCATTCCTAAACTATCTAACACAAACATTAAAGGTTGTCTATCTTTTTCTTCTTGTTCTAAATATTTGTCTAATATTTTTATTGATTGACTTCTAAATTCTTGTACAGTTGATACTGGTACTACTACAACTCTTTTACTATCAACACCTCTTGCCTCTATCATAGACTTTGATACTGCATTTTCTGATTCAAACAGAACAACACCTGCGTCTTTGTCTTTATCTAAAAAGTGTTTGATTATTCCTAATGCGAAAAATGTTTTACCTGTTGAAGCTTCTCCTGCGATTGCAGTAATACGATTGCTTGGTAACCCACCATAAATTGAACCTGAAAGAAGAGCATTAAAAGAATAAGAACCTGTATCTATATATGAAGTAACATCACCTGCTGTGATACCTTCACTTGCTAAACTAGCATATTCATTTCCTGTTTCTTTAATAATTTCTTTAAGAAAGTCTTTCATACTCACTCATCTCCTGTTCCGTATAACTTATTATATACCATTTGATGTTGTTAATATAACATAATTCCTTGACCGAGTCAAGTTCCTTTGGCAGAAAGTTATGACTAATATAATCATCTGGTTGTCTATATATCGTTATTCTCACACATTACTCTATCATTACTACAATTAACATCAATATTAAAACTATTACTATACAAACAAAAAAGTTAAATAACATACTCCAGCATCCAAGTAATAAAAAAGAATACTGCTAGTATTGTTAAACTACCTATTATTGTTTTAACTATAAAATCCCCCATACATATATATTTATCCTATAAAGTCTTCTAACGTTCCTAATCTACTAGTCTTAAACAAATCAATTTTCTCTCCAAAGCACCAAATATTTTCAATAAAAGTCATTGCCATAAAAACATTTAACTCTTCTTTAGTTTTAAATTTCTTATTACCTTGAGGACGTTGCATAATTCTCATACCAACTTGACCTAAAAACTTATCTTTAAAAGTATCAACTAGTTCATCACTTGACCTATATCTTTTATTCTTAATTTTTGGATCCATAATATTAACAAACATATATTTTGATTTACTTAAAGTCTTTTCTGCAACTGGAAGATAAAAACTATCTCTCCATTTTTCATACTCATTAAACTTATGCCAAGATTGTAATTCTTCTTTCTCACCACCTTTATTATATTGTTCAGTACTAAAATAAGGTGGACTTGTAAAGGCACAATCTATATCTGGTAATTCATTATAAGGTAAATCTTCTGCACCACAATTCCATATCTTAACAGTTTTATTTGGAAAGAATTTACTATACTCTTCTATCTGTTTCTGATATATCTTATATGTATTTGGATTAGGATCACAACCATAATAATGTGTTGCCTTACTAGCAAAAAACCCAGCAAGTCTATCTCCCCAACCACAACTCGTATCTAATACTGTTTCTGCATTGGTTATATCATATATTGTTTTTGCAACAACTGGTTTAAATTGTGTTGCAATATATGTACCCAATCTAAAGGCACTCATATAAGTATCTTTGTCTAAAACTCTCTTCATATTAATACCTCTCCATATAGGTCCTAAACATTTCCATATATCTCTTGCGTTACCATTTTGCCAAACTTCTATCGGCGCTCTAAATCCATAACTTGAACAATTTAATCTTAACTCTTGATGAAAATAATTTGAAGATGTATTAAATGTATTAGGTCCATTTATAAGACCCAAACCATATTCTTTAAAATTATATTTGTAATCTTCATACTTTTCAAATACGTCTTTTGTTATTTGTTCTTTAGGTGTACATATAGATGAAGTATCAAACTTTGATAATGCAATTATATTATTACGCATATCATCATAAGATATTTGTCTTAAAGGAAACTTTGGTCTGTAAGTAGCAATGTATTCTGCTAGTACTTCTCTAAATCTTTCCTTACCTAATTTTTCAGTCCATCTATCAAACTGAATTGTATCCATAATAGGTAGACCATCTTCGTTAGCAAACTTTTTTAAATCTATTGTATATAAATCCATTATACTTCATTCCCCCAAGCATCCCAGCCATCAGTTTTCTGTCTAGCAAATAATTCTATTCTAGGTAAATCACCACATAGATTAACTATATCATTTCTAATTCTATCTGGTTTTCTACTATGCTCTCTACGTTCACTCACGACTAATCTATCTACGTTACCACTCATTCTTTTTGGGTGTCCTCTAGTTGCTAAAATACATATCTCTGGATTTGCTCTAGTCCATAACCCAGGTCCTTTAAAATAATAATTTTTAATTCTCTTCTTGTTCATCTTCACCCAATGAAAGGCAACCGTCTTGTACGTAAATCCCCACTTCTCTACTATAGGAATCTGTTTATGTAATAATGGATCTGTACACCACATAAACAATGCACAATCTTTTTTTGCAATATCTCCAATTGGTAATTCTTCAATCTCTTTCATTGTCATTGTTTTATAATGATGAATAGGATTTGTTTGTGCCTTAGCATTATTCCAATTCTGGAAATGCCAAGGTGGATCTGCATAAATTATATTATATGTCTTATCAATTTCCATACGCCGTCCATATAAATTTTATTATTATTAACAAGATACAAAATTGTACAAAAGTTATATTAGTCATAGCAAAAAAACCTCCAAGCATTACAGCAAAGAACATTATTAAGTTCATCATCCGAAAAATTCCTCCAGATTTGCTTTCTTTTCGTGTTCCCAACCTATTGAGTTTAATATAAATCTCATAGGGTCTAGGAAAGTTTTTTCAAATTGTATTTCATAATCAATATATTTCTGTAGATTAAACTCTTTTGGTAATTGTGTTACATAACTAATCACATCAAACTTAAATGGATTTGCCTCTAATAATTTAATAAATTTAATCTTATCTCCTTCTTGTATATAAGGATACTTATTTTGTAATTGAAATTCTTTTATTTGATGATTATAAATCAACGCACCTTTAACGTGTATTGGTGTACCTTTGATAAACACATCTTTACTACTACCATATTTTCTTATATTATTACAAGACCTTGGAAATGATATCTGCTCAGCAGACATATTCATAAATTCTTTTTTGAAATCTGCAATGAAAGTATGTAAATCTGATTCTTGTTTTGACATTATAATTTTAATTGCCTCTTTAATTTTACCACGACACACTTGTGGAGTTGAAGATTTAATTGCCTCTATACCCATAATCTTTAATTTAGGTTCAAACAATCTTACATCTTCCTCATCCAATACATTTAACATATATCTTTTTTTCGCAACCCATATACCTTTGTTAGCAATAACTTCACGTGCCATAACCATTGCGTTCTTAAATGCGTTAGTATAATCTGCAATGTCTTTAAATTGTTTTGCAATAAAAGGTTCTAATTTGTTATCACATACCTTAGCAAGAAAATCACATACTTGTTGGTCTGTTTTATTTTTACAAGTCTTCTCTACAAATTTATCAAACGATACATAAATCGAATCTGTATCAGACGCTAGTACATAATCTATTTCATTATGTGTTTGTAATACTTGATTTAGATATTCATTTACTTTTTGTTCTATATTTCTTATAATATATTGACCTGCTGTAGTTACAGCACTTGCTTGTGCTATATCATAGTATCTAAAGTATTGATTACCAATTGCACCATAACAACTATTCAAAGCAATCTTTCTTGCCCATTGTATATTATGACATCTAGCAATTTCTTTTTTTAATTCGTTTGTTGGATTCTTTTGATATTCTCTTTGTGCCTTTAACTCACGTTTCTTATATATCACACGGTCTTTATAAATCTTTTCAATCATTTCAGGTAAGAAACCTTGACTATCTCTTTTGAACATTGCACCGTTAGGTGTTATACAAGCGTCTTTATCTTTTAAAAACTCTAGGGGTGTCTTCTTACTCAACATTTTATTCACAGAAACACTAGATGAATCAACACCTAATATCTTTTCGGGAGAAATATTATATTGTACAATAATATGTGGATAAAGAGAGTTGATATCAAAAGACACCACCCAATGTTGCATACCAAGTTTAGGCTCTTTTACATAAGCGCCTTCATACTTTGTGTCCTTGGAATGTTCTTCCCTAGGAGGTATACAAATATTTTTTTTCATCAAATGGTTTGCGATTAATGTATCCCAAACTCTAACCTGTGAAAAAATATCGTTATAATTTACTTTAGTTTCATATGCAAACGTTAAAGATAAATCAATTAAACCTAACTTATCTTCTAATGCGTCAACAATTTCTACGTCTTGTATATTATATTCTACAAATTTTTGAAAATCTTTTGTATAAAAATCTTTAAAAGTGCCATATGGATTTTCACGTTTACCTTGACCTAATTCAACTTCACCTATAAATCCTAATCTATAACTTTCTTGTCTTGCTGGTATAAACCATTTATACAAATCAAGATAATCTAACATAGCAATACCATATAAAGTATAATATGTATTAGGTCTACCTCGTATAATAATTTGTTCACTTGTTATTAAATTCCAAGGTGACATACGATTAGCAACTTTAGTACCTACAAGTAATTTTATCCTATTCATTAAATAAGGTAAGTCAAAAAATTTAGTATTCCAACCTGTAATAACATCTGGATAATTCTTTAACCAGAATTTCATAAACTCCATTATTAAATGTTTTTCGTCTTTACATTCAATGTAAGTTACATCTGTACGGTCTGTTGTGAATTTACCAACACCCCAAGTTATAATCTGTTTATTGGATTGATTCTTAACACTAATACAAAGTAATTCTTCTATAGGATTATCTACTTCTGGAAAACCATTTTCACAACCACACTCTATATCTAATGTAAATATTTTAATTAAATCTTTTGACCAGTTAACTTGTTTTGGAAATTCTTTATTGATATATTGATAATGATATCTTTCAAGTCCATAGATAGGTGAATTTTGAGTTGCGATATCTCTTCTAAATCTACGAGCAGCTTCAATAGATTGAAAAGTTATTGGTTTTAAATTTTGACCTTGTAAAGTTTTAAAATCTGTTTGTTCTTTTGTTAATGAATATAATGTTGGAGAAAAATTAATCTTCTCTTTATACTCCTTGTCATTATGTACACCTCTAACAAGTAGTTTGCCTTTATATTCTATTACGTTTTTATAAAAGTTCATCTGGTCTCAAATGTAAGATTAAACCATCAAGTTCTTTAGTAAGTTTTATCTGACAACTCAATCTACTAACACCTGGTTTATATCCTTTTTCATATTCTAATTGTTCTTCTTCTATTGAAAGATTATTTGGTTTTGGTACTTTGTCTATCCATTGCTCATCAACATATACGTGGCACGTACAACACATACAATTACCACCACAATCGGCAGGAATTTCTGGTATTGGTACGTGTGATTCAAATTTCGCTGCCTCCATTGCACTCAAACCTTCTTTAGTCTGAACACGAATCTTGGATCCGTCCCTTACAAAATATACGTCTATCACTTATCTAATGTTGGCAAACCTGTTTCAGTTATTAACTGTTTTTTAGGTGCTAAAATAGATGAAGTGTTATTAATATAATTCTGTTTGATTTGTTCTTTTGGTTTTGATATTGACATAACCTTATCTGCTCTAATTTCAATTGAGTCTCCATCTGAATATGGAGCATAAGGGGTCATCATTAATTGGATTGGTTTACCTGGTGAAGTTTGCGTAGGTATGATAACAAATCCTTTTATGATTGTAATTGTCTTTGATCCTTCTGTAATTTTTCCAATAACATCTTCTCCTGTTACCAATCTACAGACTAAAATTTCACTTGCCATTATATTTCTCCTTGATTATAATATATCATAGAATTAAAAATTAGTCAATGCTAGTTCTAGGTACAAATGGTGAATACCCTTGTTCTTCTGCTTTTTGGTCGTCTTCTCCTACAATTGCGTTTACTTCTGGAACATAATGCTTTAGCATATCTTCCACACCTTGATGTAGTGTTTGCTTAGACATTGCACAACCAGAACAACTACCTGCTAATTCTAATTTTGCCACACCTAAATCCATATCAAAATCTAAATAATTTATAAATCCACCGTGTTGAGCTACAGCAGGGGCTATTTTATCTTCCAAGATAAATTTAATATCCTTTGCTATATCTTCTTTACTTCTTGTTTCTTCATTTACCACTTGAAGTAGCTCCTTTCTGTTTTAGTTTTTTTGTAAATTTATTGCTGAATTACCTTTTTGTGTTTCAGTAATTTCAAACGTTAATTCATCACCTTCGTTTAAATCTAAACTTGCTGCTTGAGCAGCTGAAGAGTGTACAAAAACATCTTTTTCATTGTCTTCTCTTGCTATGAAACCATAACCTTTTGTTGGGTTATACCATTTCACTTTTCCTTTTATACTCATCTTATCTTATTTTTCTCCTTTCTTGTCATCTAAACTATACTTTGTTGTTATTACATATTTTCTATTAGGGTTAACCATAACATTAAATCTATTCATAGTTTCCCTATCAAATAATATTTTTGATTTTTCATCTCTATCATCAAGTGTAAATTCTACATCTTTATATTCTCCACCTGCAAAATCTACATCAAGTTTAATGACATATCTTTCTTCTTCATAATCTCTTAAACCACCTACACTAATTTTTTGCTTACGCACTATATCATTTGTAAGTGTTTTACCTTCTAATGACCAAGTGATTTTACCACCGCTTGTTTTTAATTTATCAGCGTGTATAACAGACGTACCTGAATTACCTGTATCAAATTTGCCTACTATACGTCCAAATGGATGTATATGGACAACTTCTTTATATCCACACTCACTAGGTACTTTCTTCCAAGTATCTCTATTTTCAAAATGTTGTACTATTTCTTTACTTAAATTTCTTCCTGTTGCCTCTTCAATACCTTCTGTCCCTGGTGATGAATTAACCTCAATAATAAATGGTGGGTCTTTCTTTCTATTTTTGGATGGGATAAAATCTACTGCAACCCATTGACCATCTACTGCCTTAGCAGCTTTTAAACTTTCTTCTGTTTCTAATTCTGTTAGTTCTAATGCTTTTACCACAGCACCTCTTGATACATTACTTCTAAAATCTCCTGGCACAACATCTCTTCGCATTGTTGCTAAAACTTTACCTTGCAATACTAAAACTCTAGCATCCCAATCTGTTTTAATATATTGTTGTAATAGTATATCAGAATCTTCATCTTGTTTATTGAGTAATTGTACAATTGAATCTAATGATTTTTCTGACTCAATGAATAAGACACCTACACCTTTTGAACCTCTTAATGTTTTTAAAATAACTGGAAACTTATCGTCTAATTGTTCAAAAGCTTCCATTGAATTTTCTGGATCAGTAACTAATACTGATACAGGTTGTTTAATACCATAGTCAGATAATCTCAATGAAGTTCTATACTTATCAGCACATACATTAATACATTGTCTGCTATTGACTACACACACTACGTGCTTTTCTAATCTTGATATTAAATCTAACCAACTATCTCTACGTACAACTGAACCTCTAACAATAGCAATCGTATCTCTTGCTGATACTCTAAACCCTTTTTTATCGTCCTGGTTATGGAAATATAACTCACCATCTTCCTCGGTAGATACATACCCACCTGTATTTCTATAGATATATGCCTTATGACCAAGCTTTAATGCTTGTTTCATTAAGTTTTTTGCTGTATGGAAATTTAAATCATCTTCAGGTTCATCTGAAATAATGATTAATCTGTACGGTCCAGAAATTTTAGCTTCTGTTATGTAATCTTTGAATTTTGGTATCTGCATTTATTCATCACTCAACGATAACAATTGGACTCGTATCTGGTGTTTTCTCTTCGGTTTTCTTTTTATCGTCAACCTTTTTACCTATATTATATTTAGCAGATAAAGTCCAGTCTTTTTTCTCTTTAAATGGTAATACCTTTATCTGACTCAACGGAGCTTTATCTTCGGTCATTTCTTTTTTAACCACATCTATTAAACTCCAGTCTTGTAATAATAAAGTAATTGTATTTCTTCTTTGAATATCGTTTTGCGATAGCGTTGATTTTTTACCATCTAATGCAAATAATTCCTTGAAATGTACTATGTAGTATTTACCTTGTTTGTGTAGAATATGACAAGATTGGTATAAAGTTTTATCTTTTCTACTTGCTACACCAATTCTAGTTAATGTTTCTCGTATTTTAAGGAAATCGTCTGGTTGTTTGATAGTCACCTCTAACATATCTCCTTGTGACCAACTAATAATTTCTTCGCTCATTTAAGCTTTCTCCCACCTTTTATAAGTTCTATTTTAATATTCTCAATTTGGTTTTTTGAAAGTATGTTAAGAGCTTCTTTTGCTTTTGAATTACTATATCCATAATACTCTTTTACTAACGCTAAATTCTTTAACTTGGTTTGCGATAACCATTTACCTCCAAATCGCCTTTTCTTTCTTATACTATTTATGAAATAGTGAAATTGCATACGTTTTGGTAGGAAGTGTAAACCATTCATTTCATTACTATGCATTACAGTATCATAAAACATAGACATACATCTATTAATTACATATGGTGGGTATTTCTTTTCCCAAGTAATATCATTTGTATCTAATAGATTTTCCTTGGTTTCGTTAATTGCTTTAAGGTAACTGGCTAGGGTGTAATTTTCCTTCATTATAATGGTATCATACAATTGGTGCAAGCAGTATGATATTTAACAATACCCATTACGAATACTGCTATTGCAACAGCATTTAAAAATATCAATGCTCTATCGTGCCATAACATACCTACTAC